TGGAATCGTTCCTGCTGTTTCTCGGGATCGGGCTTGGCCGAGGTAAGCGGCAGCACCATCTCCCACTTGCCCAGGCGACGGTGTTCCAGCAGCAGGCGGCGCAGTCTGCCCACGAGCACGGCAATCCATGTTTCCGCGATGTCGAGCCCTGCAGGGGAATACACGCCCAGCAGAATATCCACGGTTTCGTTGCTGTCCTCTTCGGTGTCTTCGCCTTTCTGCCAGCGCAGTACAGCGCAGGGGAAAGCCTTGTGGTCTTCTGTAGTGCGCGGGATAGCCCCCAGAAACACGCGGGCAGGTGCCAGTTCTCCCCTATCCAGTTCGGGTGAAGGAAGCGGCACGGTTGCCAGCGCCTGTTGCAGAAAGACTTCCAGCTCTGTCAGCAGTTCCAAAATCATCGCAAGCCCGCCTTTTCGATAAGGTACCGGGCTTCATGATCCACGGCCTTGCTGAAGCGTTCCATGGCCTGCTCCTGAAGCTCTGTTACATTCTCATTTTCCCGAAGTGATGCGAGATGTCCGGGGCCATAGAGAATGCGAATGGGGTAACGGCGATCAGCATGCACCTTCTTTACGACTTCCGGCCTTCCTGTGGACGGAGAGTTGACCACGAAGGCATGACGCACAGCTTTACGTCCGCTGTCATTGCGTATCTGAACGGTAACGCCCTTGTGGCGTTTTCCCTTTGGGCCTTTGGGGGCGCTGATAAATGGTATACGGGGGTAAGCCCCATACCGCATGAGCGGCACGGAGATAGGCCCCTTTGCCGAAAGAGAGCCACGCAGATACGATTTCTTGGCCTTGATGACGGAGAGCTTTTCGCGCAGATCCCGTGCCGGAACGGTATAGGTGGATCGGATCAGCCGCACCACATCGGTGCGCATGCCATCAAGGGTCTTGTTCACGGCACGCATGGCCACGGTCTTGTAGCCGTCCTTGATGTGTTCAAGGGCTCCGCGCATTGCCTGCATCTGCCGGTCAATGCGGTCCTTGTCGATGAGTACAAGGGTCTGTCCGGCTTTACTCATGCGAGATCCCTCCAGAGGTGGACAACTTGCAGGCCATCCTCATCTTCGGTCTGCCCCACGATCCACTCTTCACCGTTGAACTCCACCCGGCGACCAACGTCAGGAAGCAAAACCGCTCCTTCAGCAATGCGCAGGGTGGCACTTTCCACAAAGACGGATTGCCGGTCATCATAGCTGGCAGGCTCTCTGGACAGGTCCACAATGGCGACGAGCGAGACTCCGCAGAGGGTGATCTCTTCACCGAACTCGTTGGTACTCATCATCATGGCAAGATCGGCCTGCATGTGGTCACGAAGAGACATCAGATGCCTCCTGCTTTTCCTGTGCTACGGAGGGCACCAGACACTTGCTGTTCGAGGGCATTGTTCTTCCGGTAACTTCCGAGGGAAGAACCGAGGTAGTAGTTCACCACTGCGGCGAAGGCGGTTGCGAGAGAGCCGAGAAGAAGGACAGCTGCCTGCGAGGGCTCACTCTGCATGGTGAGCACATGGTAGAGCATGATGAAAAAACCAACCGTCACCACCAAGCTGATCATGGCCGGGGGGAACCAGCCCATACTGGTGCCCGCTTTGGTCATTGCAACCTCACGGTCTCTGGCGCTTTTGGTGTTCTCCAGCTCGGCCTGCAGCTGGACGCGCTGCCATTCGATCAAAACAGCCTGGTGCTGAAGCTCAAGCTCTTTCAACTTGATGGCTGCCTGCGGATCCGCCTTAATTGCGGAAGCAACTGCATTTTCTGTGGGTTCACAACCGAAGGCCTCAGCGATGAGAGACAAGCCTTTGCCGACGATGCCGCCCACAGGACCACCAACAACGGTTCCGAGAATGGGGGCGGCACTAGCGATAGTTTTGAGCCAGTCCATTACATCCTCCAGATTTCTTCGGTCAGGGCGTGAACGCGGTTCGTCCAGCCGGGCAGGAATACCTGCATAGCCTGTCGACCTGCTTCATTCTTACGCTGGGCAAGCGTTGTCATGAGCTTGATTCTTGCCCAATTGACACCGTTAACCAGCAGCAGAGGGCCATTCGGAGGCATTGCATGGCGAACCAGTTCCGCCCGCGAGGCGGGACCGAAGATGCCATCTTCTTCAAGAGTGGACCCGCAGAGGTTGAGAGCCCGCTGCAGGAAGCGAAACGCAGGGCGTGGGCCGGAGTTAACTGCGGCATCAAAGACAGCTATGGAGACAGCAGGAGGGAACTCGTCGAGCGAAAGCCCATGCCAGAAACGATCCGCAAACAAATCGCGGGCCTGATCAATGGTGAGCGCCCGAATATCTTCAGCGTCAACATCTCCATCTCCGTCGATGTCCGCGATGGATACTTCAAGCCCCTTCAGCCAACGCAGGCTCACGCCATGGTTGGTGGCCCCGCCGGGATCGTCCGGGTGGTCCACGAATCCGCCTTCCCAGCGGAGGGTAAAATCAAGAGCCAGTTTTAATGCAGGGTTCATCAGTCGGTTCCTCTCTCGTTGAGGATTTCCCGCATGGTGTCCTTTTCAATGGGCAGGTACGGCACAATGGCACGCAGCATGCGGAACTGAATGTCCAAGCGCCTTTTGATGTCTGCGATGCTTCCTTCGCATTCGATGCGGCGCACGTATTTACCGGAAAAGAGCAGACGCACGGCAACCGCCGTAACCAGAGATACGAGGGCGGTGAGCAGAAGCATTTCGAGAGGGGAAAAGGTCATGTGTCGCCTGCCTTGAAAAGAGCGGGGCCGGTTGCCCGACCCCGTCGGTTACTTTCCGGTGCCGGTCAGATCGGCAATGTCCACACCTGCAGCCTTGCAGCGAACTTCCAGTGCGGATGCATAGGCCTTTGCCTGGTCAAGCTTGCTGGCGCAGTCGTCCTTTACCGCGTCCAGTTCCGCCTGCAGCTCGGCCTTTTCCTTTTCCAGCTGGGCAATCTTGTCAGATGCACTGCTATCTGCCGGGCTGGGCATGAGAGGCTCAACGGCGAGCCCGTCCCTGATAAGGGTAAGGGCCGTTTCTTCGGGCAGGGAGACGGTATCTCCCGGCTTGCCGTCCTTGCCGCCACGGCCAAGGGAGCACTTGAGCTGCACATCCATTTTGACGATTTTCTTAGCTGCCATGATGTGCCTCCTAAACGACCTTGGCGAAGAAGAAGTAGCTCATGTCGGCCACGGGCAGGGGGCGGCTTTCCTCGATGACGGCGAGCTGGCTCGGATCCTCTTCAATGACCGTTTTCACGAACTTTTCCACGGGGCCGATATTGCGCAGGTCAGCGGGAAGGCCGAATTCGACGGAGCAGGGGGCGCCGGTGCAGCCCATGAGGATGTAGTCGGGCGGGAAGAGTTCACGGGTGTTACCGTGCACGTCTTCAAAACTGCCGCCGTAGACATAGTGGTCCACGTTGCCCACGTTCCCCTTGTAGAGCTTGCCGATGGCGTTGTGCATGGTGCCGCTTTCAATGCGGCGGTTATCGAGCTCGTCCTTGACGGTGGGGTTCTTGCGGTAGTGCTTGTAGGCATTGGTGCCATGCACAACCACATCGGGACGCATGCCGCAGGCGTTCTGCACGATGGTGGAGAACTCCTCGAGCTGCTCGTTGGGATCGGAAGCAGGATCCGTCCAGAGGTCACCTGCAGTAAGGACGGTCACATGGTCGGCAGGCATGCCGAAGTCCACTTCGTAGTCCACACCGTCATCATCGTGCGCAACGACCTTGCCGGTACGGGCGACTTCGGAGCACATGAACTCGATGGTGAGCTCGAGGGAGTCGTTGAGGATATCGATATCGCTGACGATGGCGGACTTAACGCGGCCTTCCACATCGCCCATGCCCTGCTTCAGCTCCACGGGTTCGCCGGGGGCAGTCACATACAGCAGGTCATTGGCTCCGGAGGGACGCTTTGCACGGAACCGGGCAGAGGGAACGATCTTCAGTGCACGCTTCGTGCCTTCGATGGTCACGGCACCGGCACGTTCGCCCACCATGGGCAGCACCTTGAGAGGGTAGCTCACGTTGCGCAGGTCGATATCGCGCGTCAGGTGGGTGTTACGCTTGCCGAAGAACAGCGTCTGCAGCAGGCGCGGCACAGGCTTGCGCTTGATGGCGGTTGCCGTCAGCGTGCGGGGGCTGAACAGCAGGTCGAGTACATTGATGTCAGGCATATGATTCTCCCTTAGCGGACGTAGATGCCACGACCGGCCATGGCCCAGACGGCATCACTGATCTGGTCGGCGGTTGCGGCACCCCACGGAATGGCGTTCTTGTGGAATTCCCCGTGCACATAGCCGTCGCTCTTGGCATCGCCAGCAGCGGGCACGGTTTTGGTTTCGGCGAGCAGAGCTGCAATGACCTCGCTGCCGTCATTGGCTGCGGGATCCCATGCCTTGAACTTGCGGCTGGCGGTAACGCGCCCGAGCGGCGTGCCGCGCTGCAGCGTGACTTCCGCACCGGTGGAAGCAAGCGTCACCTGATAGGTGATCACGTCATGCCCGGCCAGAAGTGTGGAGCTGGTGATTTCTGCGGTAGTCATGAGCTACACCTCCATATCGACAAGCTCGGACACCAGAGCGGCTTCGAGCTGTGCGGGGGTAAGGGCCTTGTGCGAGGTCTGGGTGCCGACAGGCTTCATGCTGTCTGAGTTGGTCAGAGCAGAAAGCAGACGCTTGCTCATGTCGGGATCATCCTTGCCGTTCTTCTCTTCGGTGGCACCGGCAGACCCTGATGCGGATGCCAGCATGGGAGCAACGGTGATAATCTGCTCGCAGCTGAGGTTGGCGGCCTTGAGCTTGCGCATGCTCTCTACCTGCTGGGTGAAGCCTGCGGCTTCCAGCATGGCGCAGGCGGCGTTGAATGCGGCGTCCTGCGTTTCGGGGGAGGGAGCGGGGCCAGCAGGCGCGGAGAGCTCAGTGCCCTTGCCGTCCCCCGGCTTGTCCTGTGCCGTGCCTCCTGCCTGAGCGAGAAGCTGGGCGTGGAGCTCGGGGTGCTCCTTCTGCAGCGTCTCCAGAGTGAGGTCTTTCAGGTCCATGGTGTTCTCCGTGAAGGCCGTTGTGGCCGTAGAAGAAAGTTGTGCGAGGACATGCGCAAGCGCATCGTCCCGGTCTCTGACAATGGCGGAGACAAGGCCGAGGGAGTGGGCTTTGTCGCCGTGGAATATCTGACCGTCCGCCCACTCGGTGGCGCGGGCCGGATCAAGGCCCATGCAGCGTTCACAAATGGAGAGGAACGCCGCGTAGCCCTGATTGATGCGGGATTGGAAATAGTTGCGGTCCCGATCACTGAGGGGATTGTCGGGATTTCCGGCCACCTTGAATGAACCGGCGTGCAGATAGGTGTAGTTGCAGCCTTCTTTCTCGTTCCACTTGCTCCAGTCGGTGTGCACCCACAGCACACCCACACTGCCCAGACTTGCCATGCGGGGCGCAAGGATGCTGCCCGTGGCACTGGCAATGCAGTAGGCGGCGCTGCACATGAGGCCGTCCGCATAGGCGTGCATGGGCTTTTGTCCCTGAACGGAATGCAGCCAGTCCGTCAGCTCAAAGAGGCCGGACTCGGTTCCGCCGGGTGAATTTACGTCCAGCAAGATGGCCTTTACCGATCTGTCCGCGAGAGCTGCACGCACCTTCTCGCGGATCTGCTCGTAGCCGGTGGTCCACCAGCCACCATATTGTGTGAGCGCTCCACGGATGCGGATGAGTGCAACGCCGTCCTGCACGTCGTAAGGAGGCTTGCTCGGCTCTTCACGCTGACCGAAGAGGAACATGCCGGAAGAAGGCTGGCGCATATCGGTCACGAGCTGCGGCAGAAAGTCGGGGGCGAGGTACAGCAGTTTACTGGCGAGCAGTTCATGCATTGGCGTTTGCTCCTTGTGGGCTTTGGGCGGCGCTCTTCAGCAGTAGGGAATCTTCCAGCTCGCGCTGGGCCCAGACATCTTCCCAATCCTCGCCGCGTTCAGCGATGGCATCGGCATGTGTGGTCAGGCGGTTTTCCAGTGCCTTGGCAACGCCGAGCACTTCCTTCACCGGATCCACGTATCCGCGAGCGGGGCCGAGCCATTTGGAGTTGGTCCAAGCGTGGTAGGCTTCATAGAATCCGGGGGCATGCTTGGGCAGGCGGACATAGCCGCGCAGAACAGCTTCTTCCTGCACCATGGTCCATATGATGCGGCACAGGTGGTTCACCATCCACGTGCGGTAAAGCATGAACACGCGCCATGCTTCGAGCAGGGCGGCGCGGGTGGAAGAGTAGTTGCTCTTGGAAAAGTCTTTGGCGAGTACCTCGTAGGGCATGCCCATGGAGGCGGCAGCGGCACGGAGCACCAGCTCGGTAAAGGGCACGAAGTTGTTGCCGGGACGGCTGGGTTCGAGGATGTGGGGACGCTCGCCGGGGTTGCCGTACATGATCTGTCCGGGGCGAACTTGCTGGTGATAGATATCTTCGTGGTCCCGTGCATTTTGCCGGATGATTCCCTGCGCATCCTCGGTTTCGATGAACACCGGAATGCTGGCGGTAATGATCTGGGCCATGAGCTCGTAATCAAGGGAGTCGTCCAGATGGCGGAATAGCTTCATGCCTGCAGCAAGGGGCGAAATGCCCCGCACCTGCTCCACCTCTTCAACGCGGAAGAGATGGAGCACGCAGGGGCGGTGGGCAACGAAGGCGGGCTTGCAGACGAAATGCGCGGAGCTGAGAGAATCCGTGCCGTGTGTCCAGTCTTGCAGCAGGCCTGCAGGCGGGTCGGCGATCCAGTACCGCGAGGGAGCACCCCATTCGGTGAACTCTATACCCTCACGGATCCGGTGATCGGATTCACGGTCCAGAGGGGTGCGCAGCCGACCGGGGTGCGTGTCTTGAATTGCCAGCGAGAACTTGCGTCCCTCATCGGGGAGCATGACGGGCAGGTACAGCAGTTCGCCGTGGATGAGCACACAGCGCAGACCGAGGAAGCACAGATCGTCAAAGGTGAGCTTCCCGCTGGGGTGCGCTTCCATCTGCCACATCTGCCATGCGAATTCCTGCTGGCGGGCAACTTCGCGGGCTTCTTCCGCAGAGATGCCCAGCCGCTCGGCCAAAGGCTTGGCCTGTGGCTTGAGGCCGGTGCCGACCACGTTGACAGTCATGGAGTCGATGACGGAACGCGGGGCCCAATCGTTTGCAGCGAGATCTTCAGCGCGGAGCTGGATGGTGTCCCGTTCGTAACGGGAAGAGGATGCAGGAGTGCGGTGGGTGTGCCAGCCGCCAAGTCTGCCGGAATGAGAACCGGCCATGCGGCGCACATGGGGATGACGACGGCTGACAAGACCGTTGGCCCCACGCGAAGTGCGCAAGATGCTAGCCACGGCGGGTAACCCCCTGCACGAACACAGGGCCGACCGGGGCACCGTCAATCTTGTTGAGCTCGCGTTCCAGATAGGAAAGCGTCTTCCGGATGTCAGCTACATCGGAACGAGTTAGGGTTCTGCCCGCTATGCCGTATGACTTGCCTGAAGCACAAAGAAGGAGGGCTTTCTTCCATTCAGCAAGCTGTGCTACCAGTTCGTCGCGTGTCCATATTGTCATGTCCTCATAATGAGGGAATCAGACGGGCGATGCACGAACACCTACGGACAGGTACGGACAGCTACGGAATTTTTCTGTGAGAATATCTAGCTATGATTCTCATATGAGAGGGCGACTTTGTTGCGTTCCCGGTATGCCATAAGATCCCCCAAAGGAACCAGCGTAGACGATCCGCACTTGTAGGCGTTCGGGAACTGGGCATCCTCCAACAGAAGATAGAAAGTGGAACGGCTGCACCCAAGATAGTCGCAGGCCTTCTTCACCCCCATCCCGAAATTCTTAATTTCCGCTTCTACAGACTTGCTCATTGGTGCCTCCTTAGAACCATGCAGGACGGGAGCCTATGCCGACCCCTTTGGATGTTTGATGAACCGCTTGCTGGCGCGGCGTGGCTTTCTGCTTTTCCGTTTGAGGACGACGGCGGCGTATATCCAGCTCCCATGCGCCTGCAAGACAGAGCACTTCACAATCCCAGAAGTGGTTGGCCTTGCCGGGTGGGCAGATCCATGCCTTCGCTTCATTGTCCCAGTATTCTGTGGTCATTTCGTCGAAATACGCCTTCGGCATAGGCTTCTCGGCATGCAGCCAGAATGCACCGGGATCGCCCGGCTGCACCTCCAATTTTGCGGCAAGCGAATCTTTGAACATAGTTGTGTCAAAGGTACCTAGTTTCAGGCCTCCGGGGATAGGCTTTTTAGATTGGGGGAAGTAGTCGATCTGCGAATACTTTACTGGCGCGGGCTGACGCTGCTTACCCTGCGTTGCCAACACTCGGGCTCGATACCTCCGGGCGAAGTTATAGACCTCCGTGGTACGGTGCCCCATGGCATCAATCAGAAGCCGCTCCACGGAATATTCATTCCCCTGCACATCGCGAAACGTCTGCTGCAATATCTGGCGTTCCACTGCTTCCAGAGTGGGCAGGCTCCCGCACTGTACCAGCCAGCTTTCCTGCTCATCTCCCCAGCCGAAAGCACGAACAACATACCGGAAGTAGCCTTTCTGGGTGTCCGCACCTGCAAGCAATGTGGCTACGCGGGGGATGCCCGCATCGAATTCCCGCCCTCCAATATAGAAAGGCTCCGTATACGGGCTCGGCACAACGCCGCGTGGCCGGTCATCACAGTGCTGTCGCAGGACATCCTCAGTACGCTGCTCTTCGTAGTCATACCACGGTTCAGCTTTGCGCTTGTTCATGAAGTCCTTCATCTTGGATTTCCATTCTGGCTTACCAAGCGCCTTGGCCTGCATGAACTCTACAAAGTCTGCGGCGATTTCCGACAGCCCCACAAAGCGCGATATCCATGCCGGAACATGAAAGCCGACAGAGCGCGGTCTGTGTGTTTTCAGGTGGGCAAAGAGCTCAAGGCCGGAGCCACGAGCCTTCCAGTATCCGCGCTTCACTGCCTCATTGCGGGTTTGGTCGGTCCAGCAACTTCCGCAATGCTCGCAGACATAGGTGGCCTGATTGCGGGCCTTCAGCTCTTCGGGATTGGCTCTTGTGCCGCCTTCCCAGTGGATGCGGTCGAATTGCATGAGCTGTTCGCCGCCGCAATCCGGGCAGCGCACCCAATAGTCGAACTTGGCCTGCGCTTTCTGGAAGTTCCTCCAGATGGGGCTTTCCGCGTCAGACGGTGACGATATTTTCCAGATTTTCCGGCGGCGGGCAAAGGTGGTGGTGCGGGCCTCGGCGAGGTCTTCTGAGCTAGCTTCCTTTTTGGGATTTTGGAACTTGTCCAGCTCATCAAGCACGAGATAGCAGATAGGTTTGTTGGCAAGCCGTGTTGCAGATCCTGACCACGCCATGTAGACCGGCATGTTGGAGAGATTGACGCGAATGGCGCTACGATCCTCTCCCTTGCCGGTGAAGAGCTCACGCAGGCGCGGTGACTCTTCGAACATGGGGATAATGCGGTCGGTGCAGTTTTCGCGGGCGGTCGTTTCGTCGGGGAAGACATAGAGCGTGGGACCGGGGCGACGGTCTGCCGCGTAGCCTATGCAGTTGTGCACGGCTTCCGATCCGCCGGATTGTGGCACCTTGCATTGCACTATCTCTTCAACGCCAGGGAAGAAGCTCGCATCCATGATACCGGTCAGGTAGGGCGTAATGTCATTGTGCCAGCGACCCGGAATGGCGCTCATGTGCAGAATGCGATGCCGGGCCGACCATTCGCTGACGGGTACGGGTTTCCGGTGTCGAAGAGCGGCACGCTCGCCACGAGAGAAGCGGAAGGAATATGCAAGCCGTCCGCCTGCGTTGCTGACGTGCCGGAGAAGGCGAAGGCGGACCTTCTCCGGCAGCCAGTGTGGCAGGGCAGAAGTGATACGAAGGCGGCTAGGCTTCCGCTCCGTCTTCTGCGTTTGGGATGTCGGGTTCTTCAGCATCGTTTGTGAATTCCACTTCGATTTCCATCTCCCGCGAGTATTCATGCAGGGCGGTGTCGATAATCGATTCAAGCATGTTGATCAGCGTGTGCGAGTGGTTGGGATTTCCTTCCACGACGTTGATCAGTTCCAGTACTTGTACTTCGATAGCGGATTTCAAGCCTGTTTCAAGAGCCACGCCGCGTGTGGACAGTTCCATTTCCACATCCTCGCGCGGGATGAGCTTGCCTTCTTCGCGCAGGCGCTTGATTTGTTCGCGCTTCGCCTGCTCTTCAATACGTTTGATCTCGGCCTCCTGCTTGCGCCGGGCGAGGTCTTCCGCACTGTTGGCCTGCTTATCCGGTGTGGTGATGAAGGGTAGCGTGCGGGCGTAGGCGTCCACGTCTGACTGCACAAAGCCGTTCTCCCTCTTGCGCAGCCTGCCGGACTTTATGTCCGCATAGAGTTTGCTCTTGGCGATTTTGCGTTGCTGAGAAGTCAGGTGCTCTATGACCTGGGCGGTGCTGGAGAAGGTAATCTCTCCGTTCTTGTTAGATGGCATGCGAGCCTCCAGAAGTCGCGATGCCCGTTCAAAGGCTGCAATGGCCTGTGGAGAGGGATCGTCCCGCATGAGGCGCTTGGCTTCCTCCTTCGCTTTAAGAAGAGAGGCAACATCACTAGAAGCGCTTCGAGCGAGAAGTTCGTCGAGCTTCATCTCATCCATTGCCTTGCTCCCTTTCCGTGAAGGTGGAACCGGTAGCTTCATGTACGGCATTGTTCCCTGTATAGGCCTGCCAGCGTCTGACGATTGCATCGGCATACTTGGGATCCAGTTCTATTGTCCGGCAGAGTCGATTGGTGCGTTCACACGCGATAAGCGTGGTGCCTGAACCGCCGAAGGGATCAAGAACCATATCGCCCGCCTTGCTGCTGTTACGGATGAAGCGCTCAACCAATCCCACAGGTTTCATTGTGGGATGGAGTTCGCTTCGGAGCGGTTTGCGTTCCAGAATGATGGTGCTGTCGAATTGCTCGACTGACAGGTCACGTCCCGTAATCACGGTGGAGGTGCCCTCGTGGCAGAGGATGATGGAACCGTCAGGAAGCTGCTCTATGGTGCCCAGGCTGCCAAGCTCCTGAATGGTTTTTCTCTTTCTTCCGCCATACCAGCGATGAGCGCTGCCCGGCTTCCATCCATAGAGAATCGGTTCGTGCTGGCATTGGTAGTCAGCCCGACCGAGCACAAAGTGGTCCTTGCGCCAGATGAGGCATGAAGCCAGTTTGAATCCGGCCTCTCTGAATGTGCTTCGGAAGTTGATTCCCTCTGTGTCTGCATGGGCGACATAGATGGGGCATCCCTTTCCCAGGACTCCATACATGGCGTTGTAAGCGTTCTGCAGGAAGGTGCGGAAGTCGCTGTCCTTCATGTTGTCATTTTTGATGGCTCCCGCCTTGCCTTTGTAGTTCACATTGTAAGGCGGATCTGTCCAAATCAGGTCAGCTTCCTTGCCGAGCATAAGAGCTGCCATGGCAGCGTGGCTTGTGGAGTCTCCGCAGAGAAGACGGTGGTTATCCATGAGCCAGATGTCTCCGGGAACCGTGACACCTGGGCCATCAGCGGGAAGCTCATCGGGATCTGGCCCCGAATCTTCCCGGTCTAGGGCATCAAGCAGATCTTCAATGTCTGAAAGTGCCAGTCCGGTAAGTTCGAGCTGAAAGGCTTCCTGCTGTAATGCTTCCAACTCAGCAGCCAGAGCGTCTTCATCCCATTTTGACCAGGCGACGGAACTGTTGGCGAGAATGCGGAAGGCCCGCACCTGCGCCTCAGACATACCGTCAGCGAGGATAACTGGGATTTCTGCAAGACCCATACGCAGGGCAGCTTTCAGGCGAAGGTGTCCATCCACAACAACGCCATCAGCCTTTGCCAGGATGGGGAGGCGAAAGCCGAATTCGGTAATGCATGTCATCATTCGTTCGACGTGGCGGTCATTCTTCCGTAATTGGCGTTCATATGGTCTTAATCGTTCCAGTGGCCAGTATTCGAGAGTGATCGTTTTCATCCGACGCGTCCTGTGGTAGTCCTCCTGTACCGATACGTACCGCGTTTCGGCAGGAGGGTTGGAGTGATTCCGGTCGGATAGGCTTGTATCCGGTCGCCGCATGGAGGTACCAGCTTCATGCGGCAACCCTCTCTCAGTTCGATCAGTCAGCTGCAGGGCCATCCCTCGCTCGTTCCACACACTCCAACGGGAGAGGATAGCGGTGCCCAGACACAAAGACCTTCCATTGTCCCCCGCGTTCAAATGGAGCGGATCGGGTACGTGTTGAGAACTGTCGACCTACCTCGGATGCAGTTTTGACGCACACCGGTGTTCCCGCCGGAGTGTCTGGTGGTATGTGTGGTTCAGGCTGGATCGTTCCCATATGCTCTCGCAGGATGTGGGACAGCAGGTGCCCAACAGCCTCGGGATTGTGCCAGTCATATTTATTGCCATCGCGGCTGACCCACTTCTCTCCATCCTGGACGCGGAGCAATCCTGCTGGACCGTTTCGTTCCGGCCATTCTTCAGCCCCGAAGACTGCAATGGAGCGACTGGTGCCATCTGCGAGTTTAATGGTGATATGGGCAAGCTTAGGTCGCTTTTCTCTCATTTCCCCGCCTCCGTGGGGTAAAAGGTGATTTTGCTTTCCCCGCCATGACGGGGAAAACTACTGATTCAGAAGATTCCGGCAGTCGATGATGGCTGCTCCATGCGCTACCACCCAGTCAAAGGCGTCAGTGCGGAAGACAAGGTGTGATAGTTCCTTGCAGAGTGCAGCGTTCTTCGGCTTTGCCAGCCGCCATTGCCAATCCCATTTGATGCCGAGAGATGTCGTCGCATCATCTTTCTCAATCCACATGGGGCCGGAGCGCAGCAGCTCGTTCAGCTGCAGCACGCTGGCCGGGATGGCTTTCGGGGGCGGGGCGGTTTCGGCAATGCTTGGCGCTTCCCCCGCGTCGGCAGCCTCGCGGCGATGGTCCTTCCCAGAAGGAAAGGGCGGCAGGGTGAACGCTGGCGGAAGTCCTGCGAGGATCCACAGGGCGAGATCTACACCATGTGCAACGGCTTCACCGGGATCTTTGCCAGCTGGAACAGGCCACCGTTCCGCTTGAGGGTATGTGAGCTGCCACCAGTCACGTTGCCTTGCCTGCAAGGTCTCTGTGCGCTCGGCCTTTTCGCGGGCTTCTTCCGTGTCGTTCTCAGGCTCAACGCGCTCCACATCCAAGGCATTCAGAATGCAAAGGCACTTTGTCAAAATGCCATGCAGCCATTCATCAGGCTTGCCGCCGAGTGTCCCCATTCCCAGCGCTCCGATATCTTGCCGACCTGATGCGGCTGTCGCATCCCAGCAGGCAATGGCGTCCAGCTCGGCCTCGACCACCACGAAGGCACGGGCTTCCGGATTCAGGCACATAGGAACTGAGCTGGAGCCCGGCACCATGTAGTAGCGAGGCCCGAACTCGAAGCCGTTGTCTTGGCGGATCTTGATGCGCTGCAGCTTTCTTTCCCGCCAGTAGGGGATGACAATGCCTTTGGGCAGCCACAGGCGTTTGGCTTTGCCGTTCTCTGATGTTTCTTCTGTAAGACCCCATGCGGTGCGGGAGCGGTACTCCGGCTTGGGGTTGTATCCAAGACGGCACCGCTTGGCGGCTTCAAGAGAAACGCCTCGCGAGGCCAGATAGGCGAGCATCGGCGGGTTTGCGAGCAGGCGTTGGTGGCATGTGGTGACAAATGACTTGGCTTTTTCCTGCCAGAGCATTGCGGGATCATCGTGCGTTTTGAACGCGTATTCCCCCTGCGCTTCTCCTTTGCGGCGAGGTGCG